CGCAAATATTGGTGCGGCATATGAGTTGGATAGTGTAGTTCCTTTCATGTGGGTTTATGTTCCTGCAAGTGCTACGGCATCTATTGCACCAGGAACACAAATTCTTGCTATTAGTAGAACAGGAACAACTGATGCAAATTATGTTTATTCACTAGAACTTTCTCAGCCAACTGTCAATGCTGCACAGTTGACTGGTCAAGAATTGTCATTTAAACATGGAACATTTCCAACCACGTTGAACAATCAGACTTCACAATTAGATCCAAACAATACAAGTTTCTTGGGTCACAACCACGGAAGTTTTGATCTTCAGATGGGAGTTGGTTCTTTATCTGGACCTGCCACACACCCAGTAAACAACATTAGTTTGGGTGATATTGCCCCAGAGAGTATCGAAGACGCACTAAATATTATTGCTGACGTAGCAATGCCAGCACTAGTAGTTACGTTTATCATTAAGGCATACTGATGGCAAGACTATACACAAAAGAAAAAGCAAAGTATGGTTCTGGATCAGGAACAATTATTTGTTGGCCAACGGAACTTAACAGCACAGATCCTTCAAACGAAGCAAATGTGAAAGTGTTGCCTGCTGGATACCTAAAGTGTGACGGGTCTATCTATAAGGCGGATGATTATCCTGCTCTTGCTGAAATTTTAGGCACAGGAGTAAACACAAAATTTATTCGTTATGATATTAATAATGATCCTATTGATAGTGTTGGTGACGATGAATTTATGGTTCCAGATCTTGGATCTAAGTTCATGAAACCTACTACTGGTGCATCTGCTGGTACATACATTAATATTTTAACTGAAACTGTTGGTGGAATTGAAAAGAGACGCTCTGGTATGGGCATCGAAGCATCATCTACAGCAGGAACTACCGCAGGAAATACAGTTACTATTCCAGTTACATATACTGGAAATTTTGTTGTTCCTTCACAGGAGATTTCACTAAAAGGTAAACCATCCTGGACTAAAGGAACAAACAACAGTGGTTACACTGATGAAGAAGCAGTTGATAGTCTAGCACTGCACTCACACATGCACTTCTCGTCTACAAACAGATTGAGAATTAAGACTACAAATGAAAATACTCAAGTTCAAGCTCAGGGTGTTGGATCTAGATTTGTAGCATCAACTATTCCAATTAATGAGTGGTTAGATAATACTCAATATAATGGTAGTGAGGGTCCTGGTACTAATCAACCAGGATGTTGGGCAATTGCTTCTGGTACTTTTGCTGGTGGTTACATTCCTAACGTTCAGACACCGTTTCTTGGAAATGAGGTTGTTTATTATAATATGTGTTTTGATGCTGCTGGTTCGACAGGACTTAATGCATTTAGATATCAGTGTCTCTTGTCTAGCAGTATTTCTATTGATCTTGGATCGGTTACTTTTGGAAACGAACCATCCTTCAATAGTTTCCTTGTAGGATGTATTAATACTGGTAGTGGTTCTTTTGGATCTGGATCACCTGCTCCTGCAACATACGTTAATGGTGGTCAGGGTGTCCCAAATGACTACAATGGATCAAGTCTTTATGATGTAGTTCCTCTCAATAGTAACACCGCATCAAAAACCTCTCAAGCATATCCTCAGGTTAATAATGTTTTTACTGAAGTTGAGGAGTTAAGTCAACCAGATGGTGATCCTACAATTCACTCGCATAAGATTACCCTGACAACAAACACCCATACATATAAGATAAAAACAACACCTTATCTGCTTGCTCCAGATAATTTGTCAACAACTCTAACACTAAAACTTGACCAAGCAGCGTCTCTAGATCAGGTAACTGGTCCTTATATCATTATGGAATATCTAATTAAGTATTAATAGAAAGATGGCAGTTGCGTTAAATCCTTCCTACAGAAACAAAAGAAAAAATTTCTACACTGACAAGGGAACTGATAGTCAGGCGGTGGGATCTATCGTCCAAGTTTTGAAATCTGTAGCTAATTCATACGACCACAATTTTGTTCCAACTATTGTTGCTCAGAGTGGAACAACTGCATATGATAATATTCCTGGTGATGCTGAACCAGAAAATAATCCAGAATATCAATATGAAGGATATCTTTATTGTGATGGAAGAGAGTTTTACATTAAAGACTATCCAGCACTGTTTGAGATTATTGGAAATGAATATGGCGGTGTAGCTAGTGATGGCATTGATATTGTTTTAGGTGGATCGGGATATTCTGGAACGATTACTGTAAGTATTGATCCTCCACCTTCTGGTGCTAATCAGGTTTTTGCTGGTGTAACTCCTGTTCAAGCAACAGCAGATGCAACTGTAGTTAGTGGTGTTATTAGTGGTGTGGAGGTATTAAATCCTGGAAAAGGATATGATCCAAGTAATCCTCCAACTATAACAATTACTGGATCTGGTGGTGGTTCTGGAGCAACAGTTGCTGTTAGAATTAACGAAGAAAATGGTCAAATACAAGCAATTACAAAAGATAATGTTTGGGATTATTGGCCAGAGGATATGGGAACGTTCAAACTTCCCGATCTAAAAGCAAAGAGAATTGTTGGTAATGGTCCCGTATATGGTGCTAACTCTGCTAACGTTGGTAATTCAGAATTAGGCGTAGGTCTGAATACTATCGACGGCAAATGGTATATGGACAAAGATGCTCAGAAGCAACAATTTGCTCTGGGTAATATTTCTACAGTTGGATACACTGATGTTGTAGATACCATTGAAGCATCTATTATTGGTGGTCAAGTAATTTCTGTTCAATTACAACCAAAGAAACTTGCTGGAGCTCCACAGCACTCACACTTCTTGCTTCACGCTGAAGCACCACAAGATACCAACTATCCTATGTCGGTGTCTGGTGAGAGATATATGGTTTCTTACAAGGCATCGACTGGTAAGATCAATAACTTCCTGCCACCTGGGGGTATTGCATATAATCACACGCACGTTCTATCTAAAGCACCAATTCTAGATGCCAGTGTATCTACTTATGACATCTATAATTGGAGTGGTGGTGATCAGAATTCTGGATCTATTAAAGAACCTGATTATTACTACGCATCTGGTGGCGCTGGCGCTGGTTCATATCAACAGGTAACCAGTATTGGCACACCAGACATGAAAAAGTTTTCTGCTGCTAGTAATATCGGTGGTAGAACTGTAACAACTAATGGAGTTCCTATCTACGAAACTACGGAACAAACGTATTCTACTGCTGGTGGACCTTTTACTACTTCAGTTCCAGCAGATATTTCTCAAGCTACTGTAACTCTGATCGGTGGTGGTGGATCTGGTGGTTCATATACAACTGCTGGAAATAGTGGTGGTGGATCTACGCTGACCCTTGGTGGATCTTTAACTGTTACTGCTAATGGTGGTGGAGGCGGTGGTGCTGCTACATCAACAACTGGTGGTAGTGGTGGAAGTTACGGTGGATATACTGTTACTGGTTCTGCTTCTGGTAATATTATTACACTAACTACTGGATCTCCTGATGATGGTAATGGTGGTGATGGTGGTCCTGGTCCAATTTGGAACTCTGGATTAGACAATCCAAATAATGATCCTGGTCAGGGTGGTGCAGCAGGAACTACACCAACTGGCGTCAACGGAACTGCTGGTAGAAGTAGACAAATTGCCGATAGTGGATCTGTGTCTTCAACATATACCTATGCACAAAGTCCATCCCACAGTTATACTATTGGTGCATCTAATTCAAACTATTCTATTACTGGAGTTACTATTGAATTAGCAGGTGGTGGTGGTAGAAATTGTGGTAATTTTGGTGGTAATGGTTGTGGTACTGCTGGATCGGGTGGTGCTGGCAAATGGATGAGAATTAATTTAAATGCTGCTTATGCAACTGCTGGAACAGTTTTAAACTTCGAACCTGGGCAGTTTGGTAGAACATATAATGGTCAGGCAAATGCTGCTCACTCTGGTAAGGGTGGAAGAGCGGGTGATGGATATGGTGATAACGATGGTGGCGGCGGTGGTGCTGCTACTCT